GGTCCTGTTGGTCCTGTTGGTCCTGTTGGTCCTGTTGGTCCTGTTGGTCCTGTTGGTCCTGTTGGTCCTGTTGGTCGGTCCTGTTTGACCTGTTTGTCCTGTTTGACCTGTTTGTCCTGTTGGTCCAAGTCCTGTATTATTTCCTTTATTCTTATCAAGATTAATGATAACATTTGTAGTATCAAAATTAGAAAGACTAAATATTTATTTTTATATTTTATTTATTTATTTATTTATTATAAAAGAATGGCTCATTTATATGAAAATTTACACGAAGATTTACACGAAGAGTTTGAAGGTATGGATCTTGGTAATGAATTTTTGAAACCTAATAAACCTATTACAGTTGAAAGAAAACTTTCTGAATATAAAAAACCGATCTTGATCTGTCTTCAGAATAATTGTAAAATCCCAAGAGAATTATTTGAACAACATATCAAAGTACAAATATCAAGAATTAAAGAATTAATAACATATATGTTAAATTTAACAGATTTCGAAGATAAAATGAAGGTGTTAAAAAGAGTAAAAGAATTAATAACTATATACGAAAATGAAGTTGAAAGATTTGAAAAATATAAAGGAGAGAAGTTAGAACTCGAGTTAAAAAATAGACTTGCTAAATTAAAAGAGAGTAAATATATGTTTATTTCTAAGTCTAAGAAGAGTGTTAAGAGTGTTAAGAAGAGTAAGAAGAGTGTCAAGAAGAGTAAAAAGAGTGTTAAAAAGAGTGTTAAAAAGAGTAAAAAGAGTAAAAAGAGTGTTAAAAAGAGTGTTAAAAAGAGTAAAAAGAGTGTTAAAAAGAGTGTTAAAAAGAGTGTTAAAAAGAGTAAAAAGAGTGTTAAAAAGAGTGTTAAAAAGAGTAAAAAGAGTAAGAAGAGTAAGAAGAGTGTTAAGAAGAGTGTTAAGAAAAATTTTTAAATTATATAATAAGATGAATGAACAGTTTGAATTTGATCAATATGTTATCGTAAAAAAAATAGGAAAAGGGAGTTTTTCTAAAGTATACTATGGGTATCATAAAGATACCAAAAAAGAAATTGCGCTTAAAAAAATAGCGTTTGGTAAATTGCAAAATTTTATCAAAGATAAAGTTATCTCTGAAATCACTATAATGCAACAAATGAATCATGAAAATATAATTAAGTTATATGACTATAAATGCGATGGCGAATATATACTTCTCATCATGGAATACTGTAAACAAGATTTGCATAAATGGATGACACTCGAACATACTATGGAAGAAAAACTTGATGTGATTACACAGATCACAACAGGCATAGCTTATTTACATGATAAGGATATTATCCATAGAGATATTAAACCTGAAAATATCTTGATAAAAGATAATATCATCAAAATATGTGACTTTGGGTTTTCTATCATTATAAAAGAAAAGTTACAAATGTTTGAGACGGTTTGTGGGACACCTTTGTTTATGAGTCCTGAACTCATCTTCTTGAAACCTTATAGCATCCAATCAGAAATATGGTCTCTTGGTATTTTATTTTATATGATCATTTACCAAAAACATCCCTTTGGAGAACTTGCTAATCTTAATGAATATCGATTAAAAATCAATCAACCTATATACTTTGAAAATGATTTTATAGTATCAAAGATGCTTGAATATAAACCAGAAAATCGTCCTGATATCCATTTCATTTTAAAAAGATTAAAAGAAAAGAATGAGTTTGTAACACAATCGGTAACACCCTCATTAACACAACCAGTAACACAACCAGTAATACAACCGGTAACACAACCAATAACACCCTCATTAACACAACCGGTAACACCCTCGTTAACACCCTCGTTAACACCCTCGTTAACACCCTCGTTAACACCCTCGTTAACACCCTCGTTAACACCTTCAGACGAGTCAAGACATATCTATGATCTGGAAGAACACATATTTAAATTAGAAACGATTATCAAAGATAAAGAAAGCTCATTCTGTAGTTGTTTTTACAGTGATGAAAAAGATGAGTATCCGTCAGTAACTGGTAGAGGTAGAAATAATGATTATATTAATTTGAAACAAGACTATTTTACACCTCCTACCCAGTCTAGTCCTATTAATATACCTAATTCAGTTTCTAAATCCTATTCTAAATCCTATTCTAAATCCTATTCTAAATCCTATTCTAAATCCTACTCTAAATCAGACTCGTCTCAATCATCATTTAGCTCACTGTTTCATTTTTTCAAGTCTTTTTCTAGATAATTAAATTTGATTTATTTTTTAAAGAAGAAGAAGTATTTGAAATATGTCTGAACATTCATCCTATATTGTTGGTATAGAAAAGTTATACTTTTCTTTAAAATATATGTTTGAAAATTGGATAGAAGGACTTACGCTTCTTGAGAATTACAATCGGTCATCTAGACCTGACATCATTCAACTGATTAGAGATGCAGTAGATAAGATTGAATTGGTTGAAAATGAGTTTCATATTATAAAATATTATAAAATATTGAATGGGTATGAAAGTACATATGAAGAAGAAGAACCGTTTAAGATAAGAGAAAAACTGATTCAATATTTCAGAAAATTAAGTATCAATGTTAATGTAGAAATGTTAATGTTTTATGTTAAAGAAATTTTAGAATTTATCTAAAATTTCGGTCTAAATCCTATAATTTCAGTAAATTAATTTGTTCTAGTTCTGTTAATTTCGTATCTCCTTTATAAAAATAAGCTAGTTTTTCTTTGACCAGTAAGTGGTTATAAGAATATTGTTTATCCATTATCTCATTATTGGATCCATATAACCATCCTAACAATCTACCATATTTATCGAATTCTCCGCATAATAAGTTTGTCATATAGACAGACTCGTTTAATATTTTTCGGACATCTTTTCTTTTATCTGTATCTTTAATCTGTTTTTCGGTAACCATCTCAAACAATCGATTTCTTGATTTGTAAGCTAAGTTCTTTGCTTCAGTATCGTGAGATTTCATCTCGCACGTATCAATATCACATAGTCTTACATTAAACTTAAAATAACTATTGAAGATATTGATCACGGCAGTTACGGTATCACCATCATAAATATCAACTATTCTAGCAGGAATATATTTGTCTTTTAAAGAGAATTCAAATGTACTGTCAAATGTAAAACTCGAAAAATCAACAACTTTAGATTTACTTCTATCCAAATCGTTTTGTAAAGAGATGATGATAGACTCTTTTTGATCTAAATCTTTTTGTAAAGAGACAATTTTAGAATCTTTTTGATCTAAATCGTTTTGTAATGATTTATTTTGCTCATTTTTTTTATTAAGTTTTATTTGATCTAAATAGTTTTGTAAAGAGACAACCTTGGATTCACTTTGATCTAAATCGTTTTGTAAAGAGATGATGATAGACTCTTTTCGATCTAAATCGTTTTGTAAAGAGACAACTTTGGATTCACTTTGATCTAAATCGTTTTGTAAAGAGACAACCTTGGATTCACTTTGATCTAAATCGTTTTGTAAAGAGACAACCTTGGATTCACTTTGATCTAAATCGTTTTTCATAGATGTTACTTTATATTGTAAAGATATGACTTTAGATTCACTTTGATCTAAATTATTCTGTAAAGAGTCAATCTTAGAATCTTTTTGATCCAGATCTTCTTTCAAATATACAATCTTAGAATTTTTTTGATCTAAATTGTTTTGTAAAGAGATAATTTTAGAATCTTTTTGATCTAGATCGTCTTTCAAATATACAATCTTAGAATTTTTTTGATCTAGATCGTTTTGTAAAGAGACAATTTTAGATTCACTTTGATCTAGATCATCTTTCAGAGAGACAACCTTAGATTCACTTTGATCTAGATCTTTTTGTAATGATTTATTTTGCTCATTTTTCTTATTAAGTTTTAACTCAAAGTCTTTTTGAAGATCTTTTTCTTTCTTTTCATTAATTTTTTCTTCAAATTCATTTTCAAATTCTTTATTCTGGACACACCCCATTTTATATTTATATTTTATATTTAAATATTAAATATAAAATGGAGAACGAAAAGGTAAACGAAATGAACGATTATCTTATTATCAATTGTCCACATTGCAATCTAGATGTTTTTATTCATAAGAATGAAATCAATTGTCGTATTTTTAGACACGCAGTTTATAAAAACGGAGATCAAGTAAACCCTCATCTAGATCAAATTTCTTGTGAAAAATTAGTAGAGTCTGATCAAGTATACGGTTGTTGTAAACCGTTTTTATTGAATGTTGATAATAAACCTGAAATTTGTGATTATATCTAATTTTTTTCACTTTACACACCGTGCTATCTTTAATCATCGTTTTAGTGAATGTTAAACAATGACTCATTTTCTTTTAGCAATTTTTTTAATCAATTTTAGGCATTACAATCTTTACAAACACATGTTTCATAATACGGACTACATATCATCTCTCTCTCTCCTTTCTGTTTATTACAGATATCGCATATGATACCTCTTTCTATATACTTTAATTTATCAGGTAAAGTGTATTCCCATCGCCAAGTTAATGGTTTGTATACTATCATCAACCTATCATCTCTTACCCCTTTGAATTTATAGTATAATCCTATTTTAGGACAGAGTGATTGTATATGCTGTCTAGCAGGTAGATCTATTTGCAATACTATCTCTTCTCCTGAATCTATTACATGTTTCAATAGAATCATATCATCTCTATCTACCTTATGTTTTTGATACCAATCATCCCATAATATATTCCATAATATATCCCATAATATAGACTTGTTTTTATATGGATCCCAATCTGACCTAATTATTTCACAGCATATAGAAACGAGAGACATTTTATTATTTTTTCTAAAGAAAAAAATGAATCAATTTTAAAATTGATTTTATTTTATCTTTCTCTTCAAAGATTGATAAAATGTCGCTTGATATCACTGAAAACGTTGAGACTGAGAAGACGATCGTGTTCGAACTGAATGATTCGGTAATGTCGACAAGTTTAGAAAAAATGAAAAATAATGATTTCTTTAGAAATCTAACTTGTACGATTATCGAAAAAGATGAAGAACTAAAGATTAAAGTAGATCTTAGTTTAAACGATTTTTTTCTTATTTTTTCTTATAT